GCAATCCGTAAGATTATTATTGATTCATTTAACGAGCAGATTGATGTTCGCCGTACAGCAGTTCGAATCAAAAACATAATTGGTCTCCATCCTAAGTGGGCTGATGCCGTTCGAAAGTTTGAGAACCGTGAACTAGACCGTTTAATTAAGGCTGGTATCAAAGAGGCTCAAGCAATCGAACGCGCCCAGAAATCTGCTACCGCTTATGCAGACCGTCTCAAGAGCGCTCGCGCTAAGACCATTGCTCGCACAGAGATTCAGATAGCCCAGAATGAAGGGCGCATGGAAGGCTATCGTCAAGCCGATGAAGCGGGATACATTGACCCAGCGACAATGAAAATGTGGATTACAGCCCCAGACGAGCGCACCTGCGACATTTGTGCGCCTTTGAATGGAGAAGTTGTACCTTGGATTGGTCTGTTCTCTATCGGGCTGGAGAAGCCCATAGTCCACCCTAATTGCCGTTGCACCTTCGTAATCTTGCCTCCAGACAGAGGCACTAAATGAAAGTAATTAAGTTCGCGCCTGGGCTTATTCCAGTTCTCAAACATCAGGAGCATGACCAGTCAAGCCACGGTAATTGGGCTGGGGATGGTGTTTCATTTAAGCAAGACAGAAATTTATTAACAATGCAAGACAAAAGTGGGCAAACTTTGGCTTCTGTTGATTTTGTTAATTTAGGAAATAACCGACTTGATGTTAATTCGATAGATTCTTTTGACGGAGGCAAAGGTTATGCAACTAAAGTATTAGAGAAACTTTATTCTTTATTTCCCGAGCATAGTATTTTTTGGGGAAAGACAATCGTTCCAGAATCCACGCATCTAGCACAAAAGTTTTCCGACAAGTACGGAAGAACTCAATTTATGCCTTGGGGCGAAGGAGTCATTGCTGGTTATGAGTGGGGTAAGTTATACGGGGATACAACAGTCAAAAAACACCAAGAACATGACCAATCTACCCACGGTAATTGGGCTACAGGTACCCCTCAAGGCGGCAACGGATTGGCTCATAGAGAAATCTATCAACTTCAATCTGGCACCTCAGACAGTTTAGTGCGTAGGATTTACGATGCTGAAGAACGCTTCCAGTCGAATGTGCAAAGAGATATTCCTAAACCATTTCCGCCAAGCCGTACAGAGTTTCAAACTAGCGCTGAATACGATAAGGCTTACAAAGCATATTCAAAAGCATTTGATGAGTGGTCTCGGGAATCAACACGCAATATAAAATCTACAACAGGCGAAAAACATCTTGACGGAACAAAGGCTGGAGTTCAAGCCTATGTTGATGCCGTGACTTCTGCTGATTGGTTTATAGAAGCATTTGGCGATGGCGGTGTAATTGGCACTCCCAAGGTATCCCTTCGTGCTATGGGTGTCGCTGGTCAGTATTCAATCGGAACAAAAGGCGGGGTTGGATATAGCGCTTTGGCTATGGATAAAGGTTATTCAAAAGCAGAGCCAGTAATTCTTCACGAACTTGCCCATTATGCTACAGCAATAAGCGCAACTAGCAGTTACGAAGGTCACGGAGTAGAGTTCGCAAAAAATCATATTTATATGGCAAGCAAGGTAATCAGTCCAGAGTATGCCGCTGGTCTTGAAAGTGCATATAGAGAGGCGGGTGTTCCTCTTGGATAAAGATTTTGAATACACAATCGTTGAGCCTCCTATAGACCCAATGTTTATTCCTGCTCCATATCAAGAAAATATTTCAAAGCATTTAATGGGTCAGCACGACCAAAAAACCCATGGTCGCTGGGCGGGTTCAGGCTTGCCTCACGAATTAGAAGATGTAAAAGGCTCACTCCAAAAGTATTTTGATGGTGGCTTGATTACTAAACTGGGAGAACAAACTCGACCAAAACGAGATTACAAGGCAAGAGAAGATGGAACAGGTTACGACATGGTAACCGTAAGAGTTCCAGTCAATGACACATTAGACCAACCTTTTATGACTTTTAGAGCGCCTTACGACTATGACGACCCAGAGGGCGCTCAAATATTCAAAGATTTTGAAGAAAAAATGCTTGGTGGAAACTACGAAGAAATTGAAGCATTGGCTCGTCAAGAAGCGCTAGATGCTGGCATGGGTTCCCGTCAGGCTCTTTATTACGGACAGGCTATTGCATCCCGAGCCTCTTTGTATGTGACCATGCACAATGAGGCACTTCGTCAAGAAGCGGCAGAAATAGTCTATTCAAGAGATTTTGGAACTTATCAGGAAAAAGGCGGAAGTAGAGAATATTTCGAGCAAAGAGCAAAAACAATGAAAACTCTTTCCGAAAATATATCTAAGGCTTCTCCAGTTGTAGCAATTGAAACTGAAGATTTTCTTGGTGTTATTAAAGATGGAAGATTTAAGACTCAGCATGAAACAAGAGAATCAAACGGAGCCTATAAGCCAGCATTGCGTAAAGAAGCAGAGTTAGCAATTGCGGGAGTTCCCCTTGATACAAAATCATCGGAGCGCCCTGTCTACGGTTACTTAGCAGTACAAAACGATGGCGAGACACCCAATACATCTCCATATAACACCGACAAGTGGAATGTAAATAACACAGGTGTAGGTCAATATGGCGAGGTTCGAGTTGTTCTTAAAGATGAGGTTAGAGAACGCACCTCTTACACAATCCCAGATTCATTGGATAGAAACGCAATTCCTCAGCCTCTTAGCAGAAATGGAAAAGCCGACCTCATCAACGCTGGAGCCTATTACGACCTATCTACAAGCCACGCTGGATTCCAGCGCGAAAGTTATGCAGAGGCTCAGGTTTATGGCGGAGTTAAACTCTCGGATATAAAGGCTGTTTATGTAGTACCCTCTAAGAGTTTCGATGACAGTACCTACGAATACACGCCGAGAGACCATGTAGCACAAGCGGATTCAATCCGTACAGCGCTATCTGCTAAGGGCTTTGACATCCCAGTTGAAGTTCTTCCATTACCGAAAAAGGGGGATTAAATGATTAAAGGTCAAATCCTCTATGCCAAAAATACTGGCTCGGTAATCATTTTTGATGAAGAAAGAGATGGGGTGATGTATGCCCATGTGAAAGCAGATGGTCAAGAATTTGAATCTCGTAGCCTTGCTGGAATTCTTGCTAAAGGTTATTGGAATGAAGTTTACATTTCTACAGATGTGGATATGGTTGAAAAGCACCAAGAACACGACCAATCCACTCATGGTAACTGGGCTTTGAGTGAGAACTATCCAGACCTATTAACCCTAGGTACATTTGATGAAGAATCTGAATACGACCCAGCATTGATGGTTTATAGCGAGCGCTACGGAGTGGACAGAGACGGCAAAATCGTTGGAGTTGAAACCTTTGAGCATGATGCTATTGATAGTTATTCTCAAGAGGGATATAAAAATATAAACGCGTTTCTTCGCAACCCAAGAGGTTTTGAAGATTCTTACGAAATAAAATTCCTTCAAGAAAAGGTTGATGGGTTAGATTCTTTAATTGATAAGGCTCCAGATATGTTCGGAGATAAAACTTTATTCCGAGTCGTAGATAATTTTGTTTTAGCCCAGTTAGCCCCAGGCGACACTCTCAGAGATAAGGGTTATCTATCAACTACGCGAATAGATTTGACCAAAGATACGGATGCTCGGGATGCGCTTGGCGAAATATATGACACACCTGATACCGTTGCTGTCATTCTTCCAAACCCAACCAAGAGCGGTAAAGGAATTGCCGTAGACCTTTATCGAACCTCCGTCAATGATACGAGTTCAGTTTCAGACAGAGAGAAAGAAGTTCTATTACCTCGTAGTACGGATTTGCTATTTTTGGGGTACAAAAGAGGTATAGGGTCTGAGGAAAAGGTCGCAGTATTTCAAAGGGTGGATAAATGAGTAGATTTAGAACCGTTCTTGAAGATGTTGAGATTATCCAAGCCGTTAAAAAACATGGTGAGCATGACCAGAAAACGCACGGTAATTGGGCTACAGGTGGCACCGTCTATACATCCATTATTGACCGCCTAAGCCAGAAAGATGTAACTGGATTTAGTCTGGATATTTCTAGCCGTAACGAACCTACCAGCGGGTATATGTGTTCAAACGCTGGGGCTGAAGCAACAGTTCCCTATGATGATTTCTTCTCAAGTCGTGACCGTAGCCGAGAAGTTCTCTTGGACTACATCGAGAAGAACGCAGATGCACTCAGCGAGCGCGGAGCCTATTTTGGTATATGGGTTGTAAAAGACCAAGGAACCGTGTACCTTGATGTCTCACGCCGTTATGACTCCAGAGGTGAAGCAGTTCGCGCTGGGTTTGATAATGACCAGCAATCTGTGTACGACATTGATAAAGACGAATATATCTATATGAAGGATGAGGTAGATGACAGAGCAAACAAAGCCGTTGCTGACGGAAGTTCCAATCCCCGTCAATCAAATGACTCCAGAGCAGAAGAAGGCGTTCGCGGAGGAGATTCTCAACGCGATAGAGAAGAATCGCCCCATGTCTGCCTCGGAAGATACCAAGGCGTAACAAAACACCTAGAAGGTCAGCATGACCAAGCCACACATGGCAGTTGGGCATCTGGTCGCTTTGGGGCAGATTCGGTTAAATCTGCAAGAGATGGCGCGAAAGAGTACGCCTTCAAAGCAGGAATCAAGCAAGATGATTCCATTGATTATCAAAAGACAGTTGCTAACCGAGCAAGAGCGGCGCGTATTGCGGATGCTTACGATGAGTTGCCTACGGTTCAGGAAGAAGCATTTCCAGCCTATGAAGCCCTTGCTACAGAGGTAGAAGCCCAGTTCGAATACATGACAAAAACTATGGGAATTAAGGTTGAGTTCGTAGATGCAGACCCATATAAAACTTCCCGAGAGATGTTTGCCGATGCAAGCAAGGGAACCTTAAAAGTTTTAAGAACAGCATCTACAGGCTCTCACCCATTCTTCACCGATGAGCAAAATGACAAATTTCGAGCAGTTCACGATTTCTTTGGACACGCGGCGACAGGTCGTGGATTTGGTCAAGGTGGAGAAGAATCCGCTTGGGTTCACCACTCACAGATGTTTACAGAGACCGCTCGCGGAGCGCTTACGACAGAAACCCGTGGGCAGAATTCTTGGTACAACACACGCGGTCAAGGATTTGCCGAGCAAAAAGTGGCTCTCTTGCCAAAAGAGTTCTGGGAAGTTCCAAAAACATTTGAGAAGCGATACAAAATAATTAAATTTGAAGCGGGGCTAATTCCCACCTTGAAGCACCTAGAAGGTCAGCACGACCAATCAAGTCACGGCAATTGGGCTACGGCTGGTTATACAGATGAAGAAAAAGCCCGTATTGCTGAATGGGAGAATCGTGGACCAGCGCTTGAAGATTTAGATGCTCTCTGGGAGAAATCACAAGTAACTGATGATGAATTACGAGAGATGCTTATGAATGACGAGAACACCTATCCGCTTGTCGAACAGGCTATTGCCAATTATGTTGCGGCGGAAGTTAGCGATTATGAGGCATTGAACGATAGACCTCCCAGCAAAGCAGAGATTGACGAGATGACCGAAAGGGTCACGGAAGAAAGAATTAAGGCTTATATTGAAATTCATCGTGATACCTACGATGAAAAAATTAGAGAAGCAAAGGGAGTCTCAGTCGAAGCCCTACAACCATTTTTTGAAGAAGTATTCAATATGGAATATACATATAAAGATTCGGATGGCAATGAAAAAACTCTTGAATCAAGAATTACTGGCATTGGAAAAATGAGTGAAGATTACGAGATGTATGTTGAGGGTTGGGTCTATGACGAAAGCGAGAACGCGGTAGGAAAGTTCGAAAGACTCTTTTTCAAAGATGAAACAACGGGAGTCTGGGCGGTTGAACATAAATGGTTGCAATTGGATGATGACCATAGAGGAACAGGTTTTGGAAAAGCCTTTATTCAACAAACCGAAGATTTCTTTACTCATAGAGGATTTGGTTACATAAGAGTTCTTGCTGGTCTTGAAGATGGCGCTCGACATTGGGCTAACGCTGGCTATGACTTTAATCCTGATGATATTGCAACATCAGCAACTAACCTGAAACAGCGTTTTGATAATGTAATTAGTAACGCACCAGCAGATTTCTTTGTACAAGCAGATATTGATGAATTTAATTCGGTCTACGATAGAATGGTTGATAAATCAACTGGCAGGGTAAGAGATATGAAAAGCCCAGACTTCCCATTCCCAGCGGAGTTCACCATGATTGGTTACGATAGGCGTAAGGATTGGCAAGGGAGACCGACTTGGCTTGGCAAGGCAGGTCTTTATGGACTGGCTGTTGAGTATGTAAAACCTCTCACCGCTGAAGGTCGGAACCTGCTTTCTGGACCAATTGACCGCGATGGCGATGGCTTGGTTTATGACGGAACAGGGCGCGAAAAACCTGCTCCAGCCCCAGCGAATAACTAAAGGTGGTAGGATATGGCTATGAGTAGAGATGCAAAGTTAAGAGAGATTCAGAAGGCATGGCGTGAGTGGTCTGCCGTTACTGAGTTCACTTCAGACACAGGTTCATCCGACCAAGATGAGATTGCGCTTACCGACAAGATTCAAACCATACTTAAAAAATCTGAATAAGGGTTAAAAATCAATCCGCTACTATGTACACATGGCGGATATTGCTCCTAAACTCGTAGAACTTAGCGCGGATAAACTACGCGCTCTACACGAACGCCTTCATAAGTCTGAAGCCACCCCAGAGGTATTGGAAGTCCACCACCTAGCAATCAATGAGATGTTGCGCCGTGGCTTAGAAGCCCCAGCCAATGATGCGTGGGATGAGTTTGAGATTCTCGTAGATACTCTCAAGGGAGCAAACCTAGAATCTCTCAAAGGTTCACTACCCGCTGAGATGGTAGAAGAAGTTATTAAATCAACAGGTTCATCAGTTGCTAATGTGCAACTTTTTTTAACTACTACTGGGTACGAAATGCGCCTTGAAGAAGTTGAAGAAGTAAACAAAATGATTCGCCGTGAAAACGGAAAATGGACAGTTTATGATGAAGAAGGCAAGCGACCTTTTGGCACATACGACACAAAGGCTGAGGCTGAAAATCGCCTAGCCCAGATGCACCAATTTAAGAAAGCGGAAACATTCACACCTCCAAAGGCAGTTCGTAGCGCGGCTCGCAGAGCGCTTGATTGGATTGGCGAAGGCAAGGCAGGAAGCGGTTTCACGGGAGTTGGTCGCGCTCGCGCTAACCAGTTGGCTTCGGGTGAGCAAGTAACGATGGCAACTCTAAAGCGCATGAAATCTTTCTTCTCACGCCATGAAGTTGATAAGAACGCAGTCGGATTTAGCCAAGGCGAAAAGGGCTATCCAAGTGCAGGTCGAGTTGCTTGGGATGCTTGGGGTGGAGATGCAGGATTTGCTTGGGCTGAATCATTAGTTGCCGAAGATGACAAAAAAATTGAAAAGCATAATCCTGGCAAGCATGACCAGAAAACACATGGCAGTTGGGCTGATGGCATTGCTGAAGCAATTTTGGCTGGAGAACATCCAGAGGTGGAGCCAGAGAACCTATCCGCATTTTTGATGAAGGCTTCAAAGCGCACAGACCATCCAGACCTTACAGAGTTGAGCATCAAGGGAACATTGCTTTATGGTGATGAGGGTATGGGTATTGCCCGCAAAGATATGCCACAGATTCCTGGCAAAGAACGCGCTCGCTTCCTATCTGAAATCGAAGCCGAGCAAGGTATTACGGCAGAAAAAGAAAAGGTAGACCCAACCACTCTTAAGCCAATCCAAAAAGAAATTTCAGCATCTCGTTCTGGGGCTATTTATGAGAAGTTCCGTGAAGAAGGCAAGATTCCAAAAGATGAGCGAATCCTTATCTCTAGTGATGGATTTGTAATTGATGGACACCACACATGGGGCGCTTCAGTTGCATTTGCATTTGATAATCCTGGCACCGAGTTGCCTGTTTACCGACTTTCAGTTACAGCAAAAGAAGCGTTAGATGTCTCGTTGAAATGGGCGGCAGATAATGGATTTGAAGGTCAGTCCATTGATGCAAAAGAGCCAGCAAAGAAATCTTTAGCATGGAAACCTCTTGCAAAACATGGCGAACATGACCAAAAGACTCATGGCGCTTGGGCTACAGGTGCGACAGGTGATGTTCCTGCTTTAGCGCCAGATGTTGAACCTCAAGGAAAATGGTCACTCGAAGCAGTTGCCGAGGCAAAGCGCATCCGAGAAAGAGCGCTTGCAGTTGAGCCAAAAATTACAGAACTGATGAAAACCATTCAGGAAAATGCTGGTGGAGAATTTGTTCAATTAGAACAAAGAGTTAAATCAACAGATTCATTGGCTCGCAAGATTGATAGCGATGCAGTTACAGAATTTGATGGCGATAGGTCAAGAGCGGCTGATGCTGTCTCCGATGCAGTTCGCTATACCCTAAAGGTAGGCGATGAGAATTACGCTCAATCCCTTGATTCAGCAGTCAAGGCTCTTGAGGCATCTGGCTTCAAATTGCGAGTTAAGAATTTCTGGCAGTCTGGTGACCCTTACGATGGAGTCAATATCAAGGCTAAGAAAGACGGCATTGAGGTAGAGATTCAGTTGCATACTCCAAGTTCATTTGAACATAAAGAGGGCAAGGGTGGAACCCACCCAATCTATAAGGCTTATCAGGTTGAGTTGAATGATTCCACCCGTCTGAGTATGTGGAATCAGATGATTGAAATTGCCAAGGGCGTAACCCGCCCATCTAACTACGGGTCTATTCTGGCTACAGGCAGTCTCGTTCTACAGACATTCCAAACCGCTCAAGAGGCTGGCTTGATTAAATCAACCCCAGTTGGTAATATAACTCCCAAGAGAGGAGGACAAGCATGAGATATTTCGTCAAAATGAGTAGAGGCGTACCGTTTAACCTGTATCGCTTCGACATAATCAATGAAGAACGCTGGTAACCAACACAAGGCTGGACACCAACGCGCAACATCTCCGCCTATCTAGTTATGGGCGAAGGGGATTATGAAGAAATTACAGAGTCTCTAGCGCAAGAGTCATTCCCTGATGCCTTTGCACTCACAAAGAGCATTGGGGCTTATGAGGTCTCTAAGGCAGAGGAAGCCAAGCGCTACACGCTCGGAGCCATGTATATCCCAGACCGAATTGATGCTCATGGTGAGTGGACAGATTCAGATGAGTTGCAACGAGCAGTCTGGGATTATGTAAAGAGCAATGACCGCCGTATCCGTCTACAGCATAACCGCGATGTGGTTGCTGGCGAATGGGTTGAGGTCATGGCGTTCCCATACGAATTAACCGTACCGATTACAACCATGAGTGGAATTGATGTAAACCATACATATCCAGCAAACACAGTATTTCTTGGTGTTATTTGGGAGCCTTGGGCTTGGGATTTGGTTAAAGAGGGAAAGATTCTTGGTTATTCAATCGGCGGTAAGGCTGAGCGCCTTTATGTTGATATGGAAGAAGTTGAAAAAGAAGATGGTCCAGGAGTCTCCGATGTTCATATTGATACAATAATGAATCCTAAGAAAAAGAAGCCAAAGGAAACCAAATGAAAGATAAAAAGATTCTCAAAGAACTTCGCAACGGTCCTATGAAAAACATGAAGGATGACGAATACGCGATGATTGAAGAAGAAGTCAATCAAAAGGGAATCGCAGGTCTCAAGGGTTACGCAAAGTCAATGATTGAAAAGGCTATGCGCGACATGGCTTATTCAATGAAAAAGGCTCTCTCTGTATCAAGAGGCGACATGGTTTCTTGGAATTCTTCAGGCGGAAGCGCAAGCGGAAAAGTAGTACGAGTTATCTCAAGCGGTAAAATCAATGTTCCTGATTCAAGTTTCTCAATTGAGGGAACCGAAGATGACCCAGCCGCTTTGATTCAGTTGTACCGCGATGGAAAGCCAACCGAAACAAAAGTTGGTCATAAAGTCTCAACACTAAAAAAAAACTAGAAGTATCTAAGCACGGTAGCCACGACCAGAGTTCCCACGGAGCATGGGCTAATGGCAAGTACAACCCAGATGACTCTGAAGGCGAAGATGAGTCCGAGCCAAAGAATTACAAAAACCCAATCCCAAAACTGCATAGTCACAAAGATGATTCAGAAGAAGAATACGAAGAATTGGATGCCGATGACCCACGCTGGATGGATGACATGGACATCATGCGCCCATCCCGTATTACGCCCAGCCAGAGATATACAAACTAAATGAGCATTATTGATGACACAATCAATATATTGCGAGGTATGGGCTTAGAGGTAAACATAGTCTCCACAACCCCAAGATTTTCTGGAATTGTAGCCAAGTTGCCAAACGATTCTCAGGTCTTTTTTGTCTGGAGCGAGATGGGCGAGGGCGACTACCACTTTAGAGTTGCCCGTTTTTGGCAGAGCGAGAACCCATTTTCAATGATGGCTTTTGATGATTTGATTGCGGCTTTGGTCAATTTGAGGATTTTGATTTCTTCATAAAAAGGGTGAAATTACACCTGTGTTATTCTTATGCTTGTCAAGACCCGTGTTTATCTACCAGTCCATACTGGATTAGGTAGGCACTTTTCGTTAGGAGTGAATGTTGGCTCGAACCCGCAAAATGGCAAATTTAGTCATTGAAGAAACATCAGGCGTAGACCATCCTGCACACTTACATGAGGGTTGGTTGGTTATGAAATCAGCCGATGAATCTGAAGTTCAGAGAGTCTTAGACGAAACGCTCACCGAGGAGGACTCCATCATGGAGGAAACAACAACCGCGGCTACTGATGCACAGGTCGAAAAGGCTGAAATGACACTTGAAGATGCGATGAAGAAAATCGCTGAACTTGAAGGCAAACTTTCCGAAAAGGAAATGG